ATGAGAAATAAAAAGAAAAAGCTAGATGGCAGCGTGGAAAAAGCGGCTGTAAGCTCCCTGTTTAAGCGGAATAGAGTCGTTTTTAAAGATGTCTCAGACGCTGAACGCCAGAGATTGCGTATAGGATGTATCCGTGATGTAGTAAGAGAGAGGAATAGGAGTAGACAAACACTGCTCCTGATCGGTATCGGATCAAAGGAATGATTCCTTTATCATCCGCATCACATCTTTATATGATTCCCGTACGTAATATCTGGGGGGCGTTACATTGCTGATCGATATAAACCCATTCCAACTTTTCTTTCAGTTCTGAAGAGGTTTCGTAGTCCTCTTTGCTGAAAACTTTTTGGTTTACCACCTGGAGGATCGTATCCACCCTGAATGCTCGGGTATTTCCCTTTATACTTGTAAATTCTATGAAATGTTTCATCTATTAGTTATTAATTGTATCTTGCAACCGTTTTAAAATGCTGTATGGTAAATAAAGAATATCGGACTTTTTGTAAAACTATGATTTCTTACAGTTGTCGAACTTTGGCTACTTCTGTAAGTTCGATTTTTTATGCGTTAGGGCTTATATTGATTTGCATTTATAAAATCATATTTTTCCTCTCCGCATATTTTGTGTTTTCATATTTTTCCAAAAGAGCTTAGTTTATTCTCCAGAAAGCTTTTTGATCTTGCTGTCTATAAACGGTAATTTATAATAATCTGGGAATAGATTTGCGACATTTTCAGGGGCACACAAAGCAGGCTGAATTTGTACTCCCTTTATAACTAGTTCTGACACATCTCTGATTGCCTCCCGGATTGTAGCTACTCTTTCCTTGTCATTGTTCGTAAAACATTTTTGTTCTAACGCATTTGCTTCGGCTTCTGCTAATGTCTTAATCTCTTTTTCTTGGTATTCTACCAGTTTTGCAATTGCATCATTCTGAAGTTGGGCTCTTCGTGCCATTTCTTCAGCTATTTTTACCTCCTTCCATTTTTTAGAAACTACAGCTGCTGACCAAGCAATTCCTGCAATAAGAGAAACGGCTATTGGGCTTCCTACAAAAAGGACGATCCAGAAAGATCCGTGGTCAAATTGTTTAATTTGTATTTTTCCACCTTCTGCCAGATTAACGGCAGCAGAGAAAGGCCCACTCAGTAATTTAGAAATAGTTTCTAATTCTCTAAAACCTTGTATGTTAGGTAATTTAATATTTACCGTTGATTGAATATCCTCTTCGCTTGGCTCTGGTATGAACTTTTGGAACCAATCGTATAATTGTGTTATTGTATATTTAAGATGATTTAGAGAACTAACAAGATAAGTATATGCTGTATGATCTGTGAAAGTTATAGTTGTACCCATGGAGTTAACAATGGGGGATAATGTTTTTCTTTGTTCCTCAGTAAAGAATTTGACTTTGTAAAGATCTAATATTGCAACTTTAGTTTTTACTAAGTTTTTTATATAGTATATTCCATTTCCATTATCTGTTGTAAAATCAAAAGCATTATTAGCTTTATCTATCGCTTCTTTTAATTCGATAAGTCTCATGTATGTGTTTATTTAGGTTAATACTAATGTTTATCTACTCCTGCTCATCATGCGAACTTTGTCAATAATCCTTATAATTATTAATATCTTCCAGTAGTAATAAATAATCGTCCCATTCCTTTTTTACAGTCGCAAACGAAGGATTATTTCCCGGAGTGAAACTATAACGTCTTTTTAACATATTATTAAATGGATACCAAACAGGTATTTGTGTTCTACAAACAGTTTTATACCCGTGGGTGTTTTCAGGAGTGTTGCCAGGATTCTGATGGAAATTACCATCTGTTTCGTTGTATTCAAAGGAATACGTTGTTAATTGATTTCCCATTTTTTTATTATTTAGGTTAATACTAGTGTTTGTCTACTCCTGTAGGTTTGGGTTTAATATTGAATAGAGAAGTCAAAAACTGACTGATTGGTGAAACCGCCTTGAGGAATTGTTCCTTGATAAAAGAAACAATATTCTCCAGGCTCGATGGCTTCTTTAAGTGTAACTTTGTATGTATAGTCGTTTATTATTTCAATATTAAACGGAATGGTGTATTTTTCATCAACACCAATACTAGTACCTGCGTAAACGTTAACCTTTCCTGTAACCAGTTCTCTTTTGTTCTTCTTTTTGTTCAATTTGACTAATGCAAATTCATTAGGTGATGTTGCTGAGGCAAACCACCAGTTTGATGCACCTATATTGAAAGAATCATTGTCTTTTTGTGCAAAATAAAACCAAAATTCAGGAGTGTCTGTTGTTATGACATTTGTCGATTCTGCATTATTCATAACAGACTTTATTTTAGAGCTAGCGATGCCATACGAAAAAGCAGATCCTAATGTATTGGTTTTAGTTCCAGAGAATACAGTAGGGAGGATTTTTGTAAACTGATCATTGTTGTTAATGTAAATCCCCGTTCTGTTATCCGTTATTTCTCCGTTAATTTTCTCCTGCTTTTTGTCTCCGTTCATTATTGACATAATTATGGCATCCCCTACGCCTTTGGATTTTAATTCTTTTAGAGCGTCGATACTTGTGTCAAAATCAACTTCAGATGTCTTGATCTTAGTCAGAATAACATCTTCTGAAAAACCTAACTCTATCATATCTAATATCGATTGATTCGTAAGCTTTTCGTTTTGAGCAGATGCAGTTATACTGATAAGAAAAGCAGTTAGAATGAGTAATAATGTCTTTTTCATGATTGTTTATTTTGTTTAGATTAATACTAGTGTTTATAATGTTTGATTAAAATCGCTTCATACATCCCAGAACTTCGAACACTTTTGAGATTTTAATCTTTTCGATGTCCTGCTCATCATAATCAATGGTGTTTATGGGGATGAGGCGATATTGCTCTGTTGTGTTACCTTTGCGGATCTTCTTAACCGTACGCATGTCGTTGGTTGTAACGATGGCGTATATTTCACCGAATGTTAGATAGCTTCGCCAGTCCTGCACTTCTTTGATAGCAATCATATCGCCGTGGTTTATGGCAGGCTCCATTGAGTGCCCGGTGATGTTGCACCACATAACCCCCTGTTTATTATAAGGCTCAAAGTCTATGTAATAGTTAGGGTTGACAGCCTGACTATTTAAGACAATATCAAATCCTCCTATAAAATCAACGTCGTAATAGGGGGAACCCTTATGTTCGTAATTTATGGATGGAGCACTAGAAACGGGCTTCAGCATCTCCCCTTTGCCAGTGATGAGCCAGTCGAGGTTGAGCTCAGGGAATTTATTAACAATTTTTAAAATTGTATCAGAGCCAATTGAACCTTTTACTTTATTAAAGTATCCACTTGATATTCCTGTATGTTTCTCAAAGTTGGTCTGCCCCATCTTTGCGTAGTCTCGTATTTCTTTTAGTCTGTCTTTAATATCCATATTTTATATATTTACGGAATATATTCAGTATATTTGTGCTCTGTTTAATTATTCACTCTTATAAATTCGCCATTATGATTGCGACGATAATAGGTTTTATACTTTTCTTTGGATTATGTTTCGGTATTGTATTAGTTGTTAGCTATATTATTGAGTGGCTTTTAGAACCTTAAACAAGGTGAATAAGTCGTTAGGCTTATCGTCCATTATTTTTGTTAGCTTCCATACATTATCGTGTATGTGCTTTTTTTCATCTTCAAGCAAATGCTCATAAAATCGAAATGATATTTCAGCTTCAATCAGGATTTTAGCAACCCTATTGGCTTTTTGTGATTCTCCTAAATCACTTACATAAGAAATTAATAAGTCAATATCAGTCATAAAACGCTTCCATTCTTGTCTTTCATAGCTGTTAATTGCCGCAAGGACCTCGACTTCAAATAGTCCGGCAATCATACTGTTGTATGATTCTTTTCTGAGTTTGTCAGCCTCTTTATTAAGCATTGATCTCACTTGAGTTTCAGAAAACCGTAATCCCATTATTTGAGAAGCAACCATTATAGTAGCGCATATCCCCATTAATCCAACAACGAATGACACCATCGATCCATTGTTGAAATCAATAGGGTCTATCCTTATAGCAGACAGGCATATTGCCCCTATAGCTAGGAAGATAGCTATACATGAAATCCCATTCCTTTTAATCCACTCAATCATACTCGGAGTTGTTAAATAAAGTTTTTATACGGAATATAATCCGCAAAATGCTTGTTGAAATGAATATATTCCGTAATCTTTGCATCGTGATACAACAATAACGGGTACAAAAATGGCTGTCACGTCTAAAAGCCGTAATTACATATCTTCAAAGGCAAAAGTAGTGACTTCCATTTGAATACCCAACATAAAGCCGATGTTTTTCGGCACAAACTATCAGATAGCGTGGCTGTCGTCTGAGAGAAAGAGATTTTAAAAGGCTTATTCGAGTAATTACCTGGCAGCCACATTAAGGTAATGATCGGATGAGCCTTTGTTTTTAACTAGTATAATATTAAACATCATGGAAGCAAGTAACAGTAATCCGGTGGCGACCCTACTTCAACAGGCGCTATCACTGGCTAAATCCTCCGTCGGTATTCCGGTAGTAGTTGATTATGATGCAATCACCCGGGCGGCGATAAAAGCAACTCGGGAAGAGAGAGAAAAGATTGCAGCCAATCCAAAGGTTTTGATAACCCAAAATGAAGCACATACACGCTATGGCAAGTCCGTAATTATAGCTCTTGTCCGTCGTGGATATCTACAACAATACAAGTTTGATCTTCGGGAGGCTTATGATGAGGATGGATGTCTTATCAAGAAAGCTAAGGGGGTAGTTTATTATCGAGTGATAGAAATAGAAAGGGCCCTCGAAGATGGAAACGTTTTGAAAGGTACAAGGAGAATTAAATCTTAAAAAGAAATGAATATGAATGATTTAAGCCAAAAAGCAATTTTATTCCTCCTGCTGATTGGGGCAGTTATCGCCTTTGCAATATCTGGGGCGGAGGATTGCAATCAAGAAACAATTGAAGTGATAGGGGCAATGCCTGATGAGGTTTACCAAGAGATTGTAAATGATCTTGGTCCTGGTTGTACCAATCAAGAAGTTGTTGCCGAATATAGAGATAACAGAATGTATTACGATTCAATAATAGCAGTAAAATGACAAAGAAAAATGTAATATCAGCGGATGTACGTGTCGGTCATTTAGTCAAGTATAAAAAAAAGGAATTAAAGGTGGTCTTGTCGGAGGCTGGATGTAGAGGATGTGTATTTCAGACGGAAGCCGGAGCCCGGTTTTGTGATCAGAGTTCTTCTTGTTTTGCTCATTTACGCCGGGATCGTAAGTCTGTAAAATTTACTTATAAGGAGGGTTAGGTATGAGCGAGGTGAGTAAGGTGCTGTTTGTAACTCCTGAACGTAAAATGCACAAGGAGAAATTTGTGATCAAGGGTTTCACCTGTCCGGTATGTAAAGGACAAAAACAATTTCACAACGAAGTTGCCCGAAATAAAATAGAATCTACAGATTGCACATTTTGTGGAGGGACTGGGAACCTGCAATGTGAAATACAATTGAATTGGATGCCCGATGAAATCAGTACCTGAAACAAAGCCCAATTGCCGGTATTGCATGTATAGCGGTGATGTCGTGAATTTTATCTGTGATTGTTCGATATTAGGCATACGCCGGGCTACTGGTATTAGGTGTTGCAAACATTTTGTTTCGAATGTTATGAAATACAATCAATATGCAGCAGAGCAACAGGAAAAGAAAGAATGTCATAATTCGTGATTTAACGGATGATGATCGGGCTGCTATTGATGTCGTAATCGCTGATACCGGTTTCCGGCAAGCCTCAAAAGCGATTATGAGAGCCGTACATTCTTTTGCACGATCATCTTTGACGATCCGAAATCAAGCAGTCCGGATCAAACAGTTAGAAGCGGAGAATCATGTATTATTACAGAATGCTCGCCTCATCATAGAAGCGAACAAGCAGTTAGAATCTATTTTGATCTCAAAAAAAGACAACGAAAAAACAAATGATGAAATCTGAAAATAAAACAGCAAAAAACATGATAAAATCAAAAAGTACAAAGTCTAAGAAGATTTCTATTTCCGTTTTGCAACAACTCTTAGATAAGATTTTCTCGGTGTATATTCGGATACAATCAGCGAATCAGCTTGGTTTTTCTCGGTGCATAACCTGCGGGGAAATGTTTTCGTGGATACGGATGCAAAATGGGCATTACATAGACCGTCGACATATTGCTACCCGTTACGATGAACGGAATTGTCATCCGCAATGTCCTCGGTGCAATATCGGACTACGTGGAAATCATGAAAAATACAAACGTGCCATTGTGACGAAATATGGCGTGAAGGTTTTGGAAGAATTGGAATCTGGCAAGCGATCAATAGTAAAATTGACTGTTGCTGACTATCAAGAGAAAATCGCTTATTACAAAGGCGAAGTTAAAAGAATTAGAAAGGAAAAAGGTTTATAATCAATAATTATGGTAGCAAAGAATATCAATAATGATACTATATCATTGAAGGAATACAATGAGCTGAAAAGTATTGTACTTGACATCAAGGAGATGGTTTCAAGGTTAGTCAATGAAGCTGGCAAGGAACTATTGACTCCTAAAGAAGTTTGTAAGATTCTGAAAATCGGCCGAAGTACTTACCAAAGATATGTAGATGCTGGAATTTTTGATCAGATCCAAATCGGTCATAATAACAGTCGTGTTTACGTAAATCGTTTGGAGATCGAAAGGCTGATCGATGAAGGGAGAATATAAATGATAGATTTAATAACTTTAGTCAAACCGGATTTGACTGAGAGAGAAATATCCTCTATCGTTGAAAGAAATAACTTACAAACTAATTCAAGCGATGGAGTTGTGTATTATGATAACATAAACACAAAAAATCTAGCTCAACAAAAAGGGGTATATATCCGAATTGAGACAAATCGGAAACTAAAGGTAGAAAGTAGCCTACACAAATATTTCAATGAAATATCCGGCAATGAAAGAAGCAATTACAATCTGTTTTCAATGTCGGAGGCTAAAAAATCTATAGACTATCTGTTGTCTGAAAAAGATATCGATATTGGAAATTTGAGAGTCTATAATTATGAGATAGGGCTGAATCTTGATGTTTCAAAGGATTGTCGATCATATTTGGATAAGATGAAAAGTATTGGAACTGCAGGAAGTGAGAAGTTGCTGTATGTTAATGCAAGGTATAAAGATGAGCGTATGAAAACTACAATATTTCATAAGCATACCAGAAAGTATTTTAAGGTGTATGATAAGGTATTTGAGTCGATGGATCGAAAAAGAAAGAATATACCTTGCCACCAAATTTTACGGATCGAGACGGTAAATAGAAGATTAGATAATTGTTTTGTCGCTGATTTTTTCAGTCCCGATAATTTGAAGAAGCTGATAGAGTCGTTTTTCAGAGATTGGCGAACGATCCAGTTTGAACAAGATATTATCACGCCTAAAGGTACGGGGCGGGCCAGGCAACATCTTTGTCTGGAAATAATGAATAAGGGTAAAGATGCGGTATTGATGCAAGCTAAAGAAAGGCATACGAACGGTTCTTTATCCGACTGGGAATACCGTAATATCCGAGAATTTGTCACTCATGACTGGGATACAGTAAAACGATCTATAGTCTTTATACAGAGTGAAGAAGAAAGGGAATTTCGGCAATTAATGAAGGTAAATCACACTCTCCTGAAAAATGATGATTTTATCAATTGATAAAAACGATTCAATTTGCTGTATATAAATCAGTTGTGGAAAATGAAGGGTATAAATGGATATAGGTGGGTAAATTTAACTTACCCGTTCGGTAACTATTATATTACCGTAAACACTTTGGTAGCTTGTCTTATATTTCCCAGTCGGGAAAGCCGGTATACTTTACCGGCTTAAAAGGAAATCAATAAATAATGAATATTCTATGAAAACAAAAAGCTTTAATGAAGTAATCGCTGATTATTTGAAACAGCGGGCAACAGAGGATGCACTATTCACTCCGAAGTTTACTAACTCAAAGAAGAGTGTTGATGAATGCTGTCAGTACATTTTAGGAGAGGCTCGTAAAAGAGGTAGAGAGGTAGTCATGACAGATGACGAAGTTTTTGGACTAGCTGTGCATTATTACGATGAAGAAAATATCGTAGTGAATAAATCTAACGGTCATAAGGCCAAAATTACTCAATCAAGTAAGCCGGCGAAAGTTATTGTTTCGCCAGTGGCAATACCGAAACGCGGAAAGATAAGAAATGAAGAAAATAAGTTACAATTATCTTTATTTGATTGAACTATGAAACCACGTAATAAACAACAAAGGCTGGTAGCTAGTCTAAGCAGTAAGTTGCCGAAACTTACCGACAAGCAACGTCAGTGGGCTATGAAAAACGCGGTTGAACATCCCGGTTTTCGGACAAAGAAAGGCATTATTTGCACAGATTGTGGTAATTCCTTTACAGACATGATGAAGTTCGAAGATGGAGAATTTGATATATGTCCGCACTGTGGAGCTTGTATAAAAATAGAAACTTCACGGAGAAAGACAGACCGGGAGATAGAGTACTTCTCTATTGTCACTACATGTAAAGGATGGCAAGTCATTCGCTTTTTCTACATAGAGAAAAATTGTAAAGCTGGAAAATCCGCTTACTATTACATTGACGAAGTTATACAGCAATGGATGAAGCCCGATAATGAGCTTGTGACAATAGCTAAACCACGTCTGATGAACTCTGCCTATATTTCTGATATGTGGAGTCATGGCGGAAAGTTGGAAATAAGGAACTATCAGGACGTTTACAATGTAAGTGTAAACGAGACTTACCCTATCATGCGTGTTCTACCTGAATGGAAAAAGCTTGGATTTACAAAAGCTATTCCTCATATAGGTGTATTTTCTTTGCTTCGTAAATTACTATATGAACCTAAGGTTGAAACCTTATTAAAAGCAAAACAATACGATTTACTTCGATTTATTGTGGGTTTTTCCGGAGCATATAAAGTTCATAACAATTGGCCTTCTATCAAAATCTGTTTCCGTAATAACTATATCGTGAAAGATGCTTCTATGTGGTTCGACTATCTGGATCTTCTTAAGCGGTATCATAAGGACCTGCGAAATGCTCATTATGTTTGCCCTAAAGACTTAAGTGTAGCTCATGACTACTATATGAATAAACGTAGGAAAGAGCAGGAGCGAGAAGCTAAAGAGCGTGATATGCAAAAATTACTTCAGTTAAAGAAATACGAGAAAGAATTTGAGGAACTAAAGTCCAAATTTTTTGACTTGAATATCTCAGACGGAAAGATTGTTATTGTAGTTCTAAAAAGCCTCGATGATTTCAAGCAAGAAGGAGATGCTATGCACCATTGTGTATTTACAAATGAATATTTTAAAAAGAAAGATTCATTAATACTTTCCGCGCGCATAAATGATAAGCGTATTGAGACAATAGAGGTTTCACTTAAAAAGATGGAGATAGTTCAATCCCGGGGAGTGTGTAACAAAAATACAGAGTACCACGACCGGATAATTGCGCTAGTAAAAAAGAATATGAATCTAATCCGTCGTAAACTGACGGCGTAAAAACTAAATGTATTATGGTAACAAGGAGATTAATAGTTAAAACAGAAAGTATAGAACGCTTTTTCAAAGAGTTCGGCAGTGGTCAATCAGAAATAGCCCGCTCTATGTATCATTTTATGCAGGATGAGGTAGTAATAAAGAAGCCGGATGATTTAGGCATTGGTGATATGGTTGTATTTCATATAGCGGGCAAAAGTCTGGAAGGACGATTTGCAATAGAACATGTGTATGAGTATAGTGTGTATGAATATGACGATCTGTCTTATAGGCTTGTATTGAAGGATTTTAATGTAGTTCGAATTTAAAAAGAAGTGAATCATGAAATGTCGAGAAGTTTGGAACCATAGAGATGAATTTTTTACTCTCACAGAAGACGAAGAACGATATATCCGAGCCTTAGAGCGATTAAGCAAAATGAATCCTGGTAGAATCTGCCTGATGGCAAATGGGACCATAAGTGTAAGAATTAACGATCAATGGCATGACGATAACATAGACGCCTGCTGTAATGTATTTATTAACTGCGAAGGTGGAGACGGAGGAGACAATCATTAATTAACAACTAAAAATAATTGATAGTTATGATCAATATTGATTTTTCAACCCCGAATACAGCATTCGGAAATCTACAAGAGGGTTCAATACTTCTATTTCAGAAAAACTCAGATGGAACATTTTCGCCGCTAGCTCTGAATCGTGGCCTGGCTGAGATAGTTCAACAATTATTGGCAAAATTCAGCGAAGATACACCTCTCGCTGTAATAAGTGAGGTGAAACTAAAGCAATTATAACTGAAATTGAAGGAATAAAGGATGAAGAGTAAAAATGCAAAAATATTCCTTGATACCTGGGTGACGAAGGTTAAAGGATATAGTACACCAGTTGTTTCTTATGATGATGCAGTTCAGTCCGTAGAACTTGCAGAGGAAGAAATGAAGTCTAAAGCTATCGAAGCCTTCAATGAGGCGATGATTTATTATACCTCTCCGGCCTGTACTAAGGACGAGGAAGCGTTGAAGTATTTTAGAGCTTACCTGGGTCAAGAACTAGATAGCAGTTGTTCGGAAAAACCGAACGACCTGATCTGCGGCAACTGTGACGCGTTTTGTGAGTGTGTTATGGGGCCGTATGGCGTAGATTGTAATGATCCGGCCTGTCCTAGATTTGATGATAGTTCCTTGAGTCAATTAAAGAATAAAGATCATGAATAGGAATATTACAATATCACAGGAAGATGACAATGGGCGGAAAAAGCGATTTGAATTCTGGTTTCATGAAAACTTCATTGCAGTACATGCTCATGGATTTACTGACAATGAGAAGCTGGCCAAAAGTGCTACACGATACCGGAATATATGGGGTTGTTGGTACTATTGCTTTGAAACATTTATACCTCGGTTTGTTTTTGAGAAGATATTTTCTTCGAAAGAATGTATTAAAACATTTGTTGATTGGTTTCAAGAAACGGAAGAAGAATAGTTCAATTCACGCAAGAACTGAACCAATCAGAAAAGAAAAGCAAAGCCGTTCGGCGGCAATCCGGACGGCTTTAGTAAAACCAAAACGTTTCAATGTAAATCTCCACTACAAAAATAATAAATAATAGCATTGAAATGAAACGATTTAGACATATTAAAAGCAGAGTGACAGGAGTAGACTTTGACCGGCTTAATGCGATCAAAGAAAAGTATGGATTTAAATCCGTGTATGAAATATTGAATTACCTGGTACATTGTTTTCTGCGTGTAGCGGATCCGGAGAATGATCCGATCGATGAGCCTCTGCCTGTTGAGATAGAGACAATGTTTGCAGGCTATACCGATGCAGAAAGCAGATATAAAGGCGAGAAACCTAAACGGAGGTGTAACACCACGATCGACAAAGATATTGACCCAATGAGCAAATACATCTGATATGTCACGCAATCCAACTTATATAAAGCTAATCAACTGCCAGACCTGGCGCAACCTCAGAAATAGACAATTGAAAATGCGGCCACTTTGCGAGGAATGCAGGAGTAAAGGAATCTATACGTCAGCAACCGAGGTACACCACCGTATGCCGGTAGAGTCGGTAAAAAGTGAACAAGCAATGAAGAAGCTGGCGTATGATCCCGACAATCTTGTAAACCTCTGCCATGAGTGTCACATAGAAGTACACAAGGCTCTGCATTCAAGAGGAAAAGATGTAGTAAAGAACAAGACTGAGCGAGAGGTAAAGAGCTTTAAGGGCCGGTATTTATAAAAATCAACAAGAGGGGGGAGGGTCTTTTTTTAATTGAAGGAGAAAGCCCCAAACCCCGCCCTTTTAGTATTTACACTCGCGAGGTATTTTTTCCCTGGGGGGTAATGGTGAAATATGGAAACAGTAAAAAGTATAACAACAAAAATTAGATCGGCCTTAAAAAGGCAGGGTACTTATTCAAAGGATTTAGAGATATGTATAGGTACAGCTGCAGGCTCGTATTATGCTTTTTTACTATCCCAGAGGGATATTGAAAGTTTAGACCGCAGTTTTGTAGAGGAAGTTTCTCGGGAAGGCAATATAAAGCTGGTTCCTCATCCGGCATTTAAGACGCTGAAAGATTCACAGGAAAGTGTTCGTAAAGCTTTACGGGAGTTGGGTCTGACTATGTCTACTCTGGCTGTTGATGAAGATGATGAACTGGGTAAGTTAATTGAAGATGTTGAGAGTGTAGAATGAAATGGAAGAAACTGAAAAGCAGAAACTCAGAGAACTGAAATCCTTTACAGTTGCCCGGTTACGGTCTATAAATGTGGACTCGTACGGATTGTGCAATACTGATGCCCGGCTGCGTGATTATGTTCTGCAATGCATTTCAGATCCTGACGCTCACAATCTGTATGAACATCTTTCTATTGTCCGTTTTTTTCGTTTCCTTGACACATACGAGTTCCGATCCAGGGAGGTAAAAAAGTTTATCCGCTTTTATGAGCGTCTGAAATTTACAGGGAAGAAGGGGAAGACCCGGTATAAACTTACGCCGATACAGGTCTTTCAATTCGCTAATATACTAGGCTTCTATAAGTCTGACGGGAAAAGACTTTGCCGGGAAGCTCTTTTGTTTGTTCCCCGCAAATTTAGCAAAACAACCTCCGTTGCATCGATTGCTATCTATGATTTACTTTTTGGTGATGCTAATGCTCAGGCTTATGTCGGTGCTAACAGTTATGACCAGGCTCAGATTTGTTTCCGAGAGATAAAAAGTATTTTGTCGGGGCTTGATAAAAGGTTGAGGTACTTTAAGCTGAATAGGGAAGTAGTGTATAACCGGATGAAAGGTAAAAGTTCTCTGGCGCGCTGCCTGGCCACCAATCCGGATAAGCTGGACGGGCTTAATGCGTCGGTAGTTATACTCGATGAATATTCACAGGCAAACAGCGCGGACCTAAAAAATGTACTAACCTCATCTATGGGTGTCCGTGAAAACCCTCTTACTATCGTCATCACAACTGCAAGCGACAAAGTGGATGCTCCTTTTTATGAGATGCTGCAAGGCTACAAAGCGATCTTATGTGGAGAGCAACAGGATGATACTATATTCGCTCATATATTTGAACCTGATGTGGACGACGAGGAGGACGACGAAAGAACATGGAAAAAGGTACAACCGCACTGGGGGATAACGATACAGCCTGATTTTTATGCGTACGAATATAACAAGGCTCTCCGATCAAGTGCCGATATGAAAGATTTCCGCAATAAATTGTTGAATATTTTTGCTGTCGATGAGGCTAGAGCTTGGATTAGTGCCGACTTTGCTCGGTCGATGGCTTGTGATATTGATGTAGATAAGATCCAGGGACGACCGGAGGCAATGGTTTCTATTGACTTGTCTGTTCATGACGATTTTTCTGCTGTATCTTATACCGTTTATTCAAAACTTAATCGCTCATTTTTTGCTCACACGGATTACTATTTTCCGGAGGGAGCTTTGACCGGGCATCCAAACGAGGAATTATACCGGCGTTGGGTTGATGCCGGGTATTTGAAATTATGCAAAGGTGATGTTATTGATTATCGAATGATCGTTGATGATATACTGGAAAGGAACAAAACCTTACTTATACTGCAGATTGGATACGATGCATATAAGAGTCAGGAGTGTGTTAACATGCTAGGGGCTGCCGGAGCTATGGGAGTACTCAAAGCTGTGCCTCAGACATACGGGAACTTTACCTCACCAGTCGAGAGCTTTGAATATGCGGCCCGAACCGGAAAACTAAAGATCAACAATAATCCGATCAACTTTTATTGCTTTGGCAATGCTGTACTTGATACGGATCGAAACGAAAATAAGAAACCTATCAAACGTAGCCAGTTCCGGAAGATCGACGGAGTGATAACAATGCTTATGACCTTCTGGCTATTCAATAACTACGAACAATAGCAGAAGTGCGGCCAATTTATCAGGGAGTACCGGGTTGTAAAAAGCCAGGTATGAATTTTTCTGATTTATTTCGATTTAAAAGGTCTGACTCCGTGGGCGGTATTGCTCCCGATCGAGAAAGCTATTTTGATATGACTGCACAACCTCCGCCATCTTCCGGGCGGGTAGTCTCGGTCAATTCTCCTGATTTAGCAATGAAAATAGCCGCGGTCTTTAGATGTGTAGACATTCTATCATCCGGTGTTGCATCGTTACCGTTTGAGTACAAACGATACAATCAGGCTGAGGGATACTTTGTTGATTATTATCAATCCAATTTGTATTATCTTCTTACTGTACAGGCTAATCCCAGAATGACGGCCTATGAGTTTATGCGCAATATCATTATTGAGAAAGTAATGAGAGGGAATGCTTACGTTTTTCCGCGAATGGCAGGAGGTGATTTGGATGAACTTATTCTATGTAGTCCTCATAGTGTTAGCTTCGATAAATATCTGAACTCTTATACGATTACTGATTACATAAATGGAGTATTTGGAACATACAAGGCCAACCATATAATTCATATCAGAAACTTCAGTCTCGACGGTGGTTATACTGGTGTTTCTACAATTGAGTGGGCTACAAATGTCCTGGGAATATCGGCAACAGCAGATAAAGAAACCCTTTCCGCTTTTGCTACTGGCGGTCGTCTGAAGGGGCTTGTAAGTAATGACAACAGTCTTGCGAAAGGATTCGGAGAACTGCAAGACGGGCAGTTAAAAACAGCAGCAAAAATAATTGAAGATGCGATAAAGTCAGGCAATGACATTATTTCTGTACCGGGTGACTCCAAATTCTCTACGATGTCTATCAGCCAAAAAGACATGGAGCTTTTGGAAAGTAAAAAGTTCGGCGTCCTGGAAATATGCCGGTTCTTTGGCGTGCATCCTGATAAGGTTTTTGCCGGTCAATCTGCAAATTACAAAGCTAGCGAAATGTCTCAGGTGTCTTTTTTAACTGATACATTAGCTCCAACACTCCGACAAATTGAAATGGAGTTTTATGCAAAATTGGTAGACCGTGAGTTTTACCAGTATTACAAATTTGAATTTGATAAATCTAGTATCTACACGACAGACCTGGCAACAGAGGGAGTCTATATGACTACAACGTTGTCAAACGGGGTTATGACCGTTAATGACTGGCGACGCAAGAAGGATCTGAAACCGGTTGAGGGCGGCGATCAGGTATTCGTATCCTGTAATGTTGCCCCTATAAATTCGCCTAAAATAAGTGGAGAGACAGAAAGTGCGGCCAATTTATCGGGAACTAACAGTAATAATAAAAAAGATGGAAAAGCATAAGCATGAAATAAGAACTTATTCAGATGCGGTTAACGTACAAGTACGTTCCGCAGAGGAAGGTAGACCCGAAATCATTGAGGGGTATGCTGTTGTTTTTGGCTCCAGATCTAATCTTATTTACGATTGGATGGCTGGTGAAAAAATATACGAAACAATTGAGCGCGGATCTGTAACACAGGCTGATTTGGATCAGTGGGACGTTCGGGCAACGTTGGATCATGACTTTAATCAGCTTCTGGCTCGATCCGTCAACGGTAAAGGATCTTTGGCGCTGACGGTAGACGATCATGGTGTTAAATATTCGTTTGATGTTCCTGATACAATCGACGGCGAACGGGCTGCTGAGCGCATAAAACGCGGCGAATTATTTGGATCATCTTTCATGTTTTCATTTGATGAGAAAACAGATTGTACATACAGTCGTGATAAGGATGGCATTCTTTGCCGGTCAGTAAATAAAATTGTACAGATGTATGATATATCAATCGTACAGAACCCAGCTTATCAGGCAAGCTCGGTAAGTCGTAGGAGCATGGAGGATGCCGGAGTTATTGAGCCGGAAAACAATAATGTCATCGCGGAGGTCGCTGCGATGCGTAGAAGTATAGAACAAATTTATTAACGTTAATAAAATCATAAGATGAAGAATTATTTAAAGAGAATCGGTGAAATCAATATCCGTATGAGCGAGATGGCGGATCTGTGCGAAAAGGAAAAACGCGCCATGACGGATGACGAAAAGAAGGAATTTGAATCTATCCGTATCGAGCGTGGTCTTTTGTCGATGAGAGTTGATGCAATGCAGGCCGGTAAGCCTGTCCATGTCGAAAGTCGTGCGGATGCATTTGACAAAATTGTGCGTGATTCTGTTACCAATAGTACTCAGACAACAATCAAACTGCAACGTGCCGACGTGATGCAGGATTTAGCCAGCGCAACAAATATTGTTCCGGTTACTATTGGGGATATTATTCAGCCGCTGGAAAAGGGGTTGATCTTGGATAAGGTCGGTATTAAATTACAGACCGGTTTAGCCGGTGATTATGTTTTCCCGATCGTTGCGGCAGTTGATGCAGAAATAGCAGGCCAGGAAGTGGCTTTGTCTGATAAGAAAATCGATATCACAAAATTACAACCCGCTCCGAAGCGCGTAGGTATTTCTATCCCTGTCTCAAATTTCGCCGTACATCAGACGCGCGGTGTTTTGCTGGAGATCGTTAAAATGCAAATTCCTTTAGCGTTGCAGCGTACATTGAATAAATGGATGTTTCAGCCGGAGGAAGTTGTTGTGGGGTGTTCGGGCTGTTTTAAAACTCCGGGTACGACTGTTGACTTTGCCGGTGAGGTTCCGACATATAAGGAACTGATCCTAATGCGTGGTAAGGTATATGCAAAGGGTATTGTTCCGGATGGATCAGGAGCGTATGTTATGGGTGCCGAGTTGTACGCCATCCTGGAAGCTACCCCGATCGATGCAGGTTCCGGTTTAATGATAATCCAGAACGGGAAAATCGGCGGTATTCCTGTTTTTGTCACTGAGTATATTGGCGCAGGAAAGATCGGTTTCGGAATTTTCAGCTATGAATTGTTCGGCCAGTTCGGTGATATAAATTTCATTGTAGATCCTTATACAGGTGCAAAAAAGAACATGACCTATTTTGTGCTTAACACAGAGTTTAGTATGACAGCTGCCAGAAATGAAGCCTTTGCTCTTGGTACTGTTAAAGCTGCTGCTCCGGCTAAGGCTTAACGTTGTTTGTAACAATCTTTTTATTATGTAAAGGAAGGGGGCGGGTAATACCGCCTCTTTTGGTAAAAAGCAATGATATGATAGTAACATTGGAGGATTTAAAGAAGCAGTGTAATGTTGATTTTGAAGAGGACGATAAATTGCTTATCAAGTATGCAGTAGCAGCAGAGCGATTTATCGAGAAGCGTCTTAATACAACCTTTAAGGATATCATAGTCGATAATGATGGTGTGTTCCCGGAAGATATCGAAATGGCTGTACTAATGGTTGCCACACATTGGTATAGAGTTCGTGAGGCTGTTAGTTCTACGGCTCAATCTCGTGTACCTTTCGGAGTAGAGGCTTTAATAACCCCACATAAGAAAATTATATGATATCATCCGGATTGCTTAAATATAGAATATCTTTTCTGCAGGCCGATGTTGACCGGAATAGTTTCGGAGAACAGATACAGACCTGGATCCCGACTTATACCTGTCGTGCAGATGTAAAGTTTAGTAAAGGTTCCAGGGCGATTCTGGCCGGTGAAGTTTGGAACCCGACTAGTGTAGTCATTACCTGTCGGAGAAGTGACAAGATAAATAACCGGCAGCGGATCAGATGGGAAGGAAATCAGTACAATATAGTATCTATCAATCCTGATGCAGCAGATCGGTCACTAACAATAATCGCGGATTTAATAAACGAAAACAATGGCGGATAATGACGGTTGGTTAATAGATGCTCATCAGCTTTACAGTGTGATTGATGATCTGGATTTGTCAAGCAAGGATTTGAACAAAGCTATGAAGAAGGCTCTTGCTACATCTTCCCGCATGATACAAACTGAAGCAAAGAAAAATCTGCGTGGATTGTCATATAAGGGCGGACCTATTAAAAACCCCATGTTTTTATCGAGAGGGGTTAATACTCTTGTATATAAATCCGGACGCGGGGCAAGTATCAGCTTGCTTGATAATCGTAAAGCAACGGTGAGATATAAGGGCGGCAATTATAAGAACCCAGCTTACCTTTTGAGATTTATTGAGCGAGGAACTGACGAACGTGAATTAAAAGGGCGCGGGAAGTACCCTAGAGGAACGAACAGGGGAGTATTGGAAGCCAGGCCATTCTTTGCGCCAGCCGTACAGGCTAAATATAAAGCCGCTCAGGATATACTCAACGATGGAATAGAGAAAGAACTTATTAAAATAGCTAATAAAAAACGATCATGAGTTTACTAATAGGAAAGCATATATACAGTGTATTAACATCAGACAATGATGTTAATGGGCTAGTAGAGGAAAGAGTTTTCCCGCTGGTTATACCGGATGGGGCAGATCGCCCATTTGCCGTATTTAACGATATTAATGTTGTCGGTGAATACACGAAGGATGGTTGGGCGGGAGATGTAACACAGGCTACCGTTATGTGTGTGGCCGATAAATACGAAAGTGCGGCCGATTTGGCGGAGAGTGTACGAATTACGTTAGAGCATAGTAAAAAACAATATGACGGGTACACAATCGGAAGTGCCGAGTTGAAAAAAAGCGGAGACTCTTATCAAAATGGCGTTTACGTGATAGTGTTAAATTTTGAGTTTGAAACATTTTAAATAATTGAGAATATGAAGAAACGGCCTTTAAAAGGAAAAAATCTAATGCTTTTTGTAGGTGGAAAGGCATTAGCGTTGGCAACATCATGTGGCATTGATCTTACTGCCAACACAGAAGATTCTGCGAGTAAAGACAGTGGCGGCTGGGATGATCCGGAGATTACCGGCTGGGCTTGGTCAGCTAGCTCTGACAACCTATGTAGCGCCGATGAGGCCGACAGTGTAGACGTTACCTATGAAAGTCTTGTCGATTTATGGATGGCAGGTGAACCGGTAGACCTCAAGTTTGGCATTGCTAAAAACGCCTCAGATGTGGAGGTCCCCGCAGCAGGTTGGGAGGCGCCTAGTAAAGGATATACCGGCAAAGCTGTTATTGACAGTGTGAAAATCACTGCCGCAAATAAACAAAATGCAACTATTACCGTCTCTTTGAAAGGTAAGGGAGCATTGGAAAAATTCCCGAAAGCATGAAAGTGACAATTGAAGGTAAAGAGTATGAGATTAAATACTCCTTACGTATGTACTATACGTATGAATGTATAACTGGTACGATGTTTACCGGTGGTACTCTTATTTCTGTATCACTCCTGTTTTATTCGGCACTATTGGCTAGTAATGATGATTTCCCTTGCACGTTCGCTCAGCTTGTTGGTTTTTTGGATGAAGATAATACGCCTCTTAATAAATTCAGAGACTGGTTGACTGGTGAATTGGAAAAACGTACTCCTGTAGAGGATAAAAAAAAAGTGCCGAAGAAAAAGTAATAGGTGTTAGGGAGTTATACCGGATTTGTGTCGGACGGTACGGCATGGATCCGGTATATTTTTTGGATCAGGCAACAATCTTAGAAATAGGAGACTACATGGAAGGGGCTGCGGAACGTTTGCAGGACTCATGGGAACAGACCAGGTTGTTATCATTCATCGTTGCTCGTGTTGGAGGATGTGATGCAGATACAGCAGAGGAGTTTTTGCCTTTGCCTTGGGATAAAGAAAATGAGAACATCGAAGAAAGTACCGAGGTTGATCCTGACGAACTTCGGGAATTACGAGAACAAGCAAAATTAATAGAAAAAGAGTTGAAAGATGGCAGATATACTATGTAAATTAAAATTAGTTACTGACAATTATGAGTCAAACCTCAAAAAGTCAAGACAACAAATGCAAGAGTTTACCAAAAAGACTCAGGATGCAAATCGGGATTTTAAGAAATTTGAGAGTACTATTGGAGCTGCTAGAAGCAGTTTCTTAAAGTTTGCCGGTGGTATTGGATTAGCAATAACAGCGGGGGAGGGATTGGAAAAAATGATGAGAAGTAACCAGACTACTTCTGATTTATTTGATAACAATATCAATGCGGCTAAAGATTCAGTAGATTTATTTTTTAAAAGTCTCGCTACTGGCGATTGGACTCCTTTCGAAAACGGACTTATTGGAGCCTTTGAAAGCGCACGCGATTTATCTGCCATGATGGATGAGCTGGCAGATAAAAAACTATCACTGTCTTTTATTAAGGCTGATGATTTAAAAGACCTCAAAAGGTTTGAGCAGATAGCAAAAGATTCAGATAGCACAATCGCGGAGCAAAAAGATGCGATTCAAAACATGCAGGGAGTAGTTAACCACCTTAATAAGAAAACTAAGGAGACAATAGACTTTGAACTTGAGACATTGAACAAAAGCTATGCAAATAAATCCGGATTAAATATCAATGCGGATGATGTCAGATATTTTGCTCAAAACACAAACTTTAGTGGTGATGCAACTGCACCCATGAACGAAGCCTATAAAAAATACGTCAAACTGAATAATGAAGCTGAAAAATTAAAGAAATCGTTTGATTATGAAGTAAAAAACTTTGGTTTTGATCCAACAACAAAAGCCCAAAAGGCATATCTTGAAAAGAAGAAAGAATTGGAACTATACAAACAGGAGAATGAGTTTTTAATCAAACAAGGATGGCTTACCGAAGAAAACGATGAAGCGCGTAGAAAGAGTATAGAAACTTTGATAGCGCAATCTCGGGTAATGGAAGAAATGTCCTCTCTTCAACTAAGAGTAGATTTGACAGAAAGAAGAGTAAATAGCCGTGCTGCCAAAAAAGAGAAAGCAGGGAAGGCGGAAAATAAAGCCAAAAAAGAAAAGCCGGTTGAAGGATCTATCGACTATATCAATGCTCAGATTGCAGAGTTTACCAAAAAGTTAAATGCTTCGACGGATGAGGCAGCTCGGTACGGATTAAGAAAGGCGATTGAGAAGTTTAATAAGGAAAAACATTTGATAGAGCTAGAAGCGACTATAAAACCACTGCAAAGTAAAAAGGTCGGAAAGGTCACCGGCAAAAGTGCTAAAGATGCAGCAGGGGAGAAGGTTAGCCCTATCGCAAATAAAAAATTGAAACCCGCAATAACCTCCAAAGACGTAAAGGTTACCAATCAGTATAATGAGTCTTTAGACCATACGCTAAGCATGCTGCTTGCGGTTAGTAATGCCACAAATGAGGGAGCTGCAGGCTGGATTGTCTACGGTGCAAATTCTTTAGCTGCCTTGAATAGTACATATCAAGCGTTAGCAGCTGTAATTCCTGCATTACAAGTTAAGGCCCTTGTTGCCGGTGCTGCTAGTGCTGCCGAAACTCCGATTGTAGGCTGGATAACCGCTATTGCTGCAATCGGTGCTATGACTGCTGCATTTGCTTCTTTACCAAAATATGAAAATGGAGGTATTGCTGGTGTTAATGGCGTTGTTCCCGGGGCCTCTTTCTCAGGAGATAAAATACTGGCTCGGGTAAATTCTGGTGAACTTATCCTCAACAGGGCGCAGCAGAAGAATATCGCCGCTCAACTGGTTGCCGGTGGTAGTACAAGCCGGGTTGATGTCAATGTTGTTGGCCGGATTTCCGGTCGGGATCTTGAATTAGTGATGGAAAAACGTAATCAATTTAAAAGGAGGACGCAATGAGTTTATACTTACGATACAAGAGTAGATTTTGTGATGTAGACAAAATTAAATATAATATTGAAATCTGGCAAGATGCAGAAAAAGCGTTCGCTGTTGAAGAAATAACGTTAGTTCGTGAAGCTGTCACTATCGAATGGACGAAACAGGATAAATTAGACCCCATCCGGTCGAGTGCGGTAACCTTACAGATACTTTGCCAGTCTGATCGTAAATTTATCGATCTTTATTCGGTTGCTGTTAAAACCGTACGCTTGGATATTTATCGGTCCGGATCTCTTTATTGGAGTGGCACAATTGATACGGAACTATATGAGGAACCTTATTATACTCCAAAAGGATATGTTGTTTCATTAACATTTAGTGATTTCGCGGTATTGAATCGAATCAAGTGGGGAGAGGCGGGATTTAAAACTATTAATGATGTTCTCAATACTTGTATTAATTCTGCCGGGTTAAAGTATAAGGCAATAGAGAAACATATTTCTACAAAGATGTACAGTGGTGACTCAAATGATATATTTGAGTCGCTTAGTATTTTGAGTGATAACTTTTACAATGAAGATGGGGAAGCCGACAACCTAAATGATGTATTGGAGTATGTCTTGACTCCATTCACAGCCCACATTCAACAAAAGAACGGTTCCATTCATATTTTTGATATTAATCAAATAGTAACAGAGAATCCTATCTTGATAAAATGGATGAGAAAAGACAGTCTACTTAGTGTTGATAAGGTTTACAATAATGCTAGGATAACTTTTTCTGCTTATGAGCAAACAGACATATTATCTGCAGAAATGGATGAGGAAGATTATAAAACTCCTGAGGATGGAGGGACGTTAGTCAAAACAGACCATAACGACGGGGTAGAAGGTTTTAAGATATCATTTGATACGACCAAAGATAGTGTTTTTGAAATCAAGTCGGGTACCGGTGCCAAATACTTTTGCATAAAGCCTACTTACAGCGGAAATAATGATCGTGGTGTAGCGTATTGTTGTACCCCGGATAATATACAATACCTAAATAAAGCTACCTCCTGTATGTCTGGAGGTAAACATGTAAAAGGAGAATTATTTAAAGTGAAGAAACAGCCCTATTTGGGATATGTATCTTACCGTAGGACGGATTATAAATTGAAACTGTCTTTAAATTTTCTTTTTGATGTGAGATACAATCCTTTTGAATCTGCCGCCCTTGGAAATGAGGAGGGGAATTATGCTCGTCTTACTGACTGGTGTAATTTTGCCTATGTCCCTATAATGTTGACATTACGAGATAAAGATGGGAAAGCTTTATATCATTACAGAAATAAAAATGTGATGGAGAGTGATCGGTATGATTTAGCTGGTAGGTGGGATGCCGGAGAAGGTTCATGGGGTGATTGTTATCTCTGTTATTATGATGAGGGAAACCGCAAAAGTGGAACCGGACTAGGTGGTTGGAGTACTAACAGGCAAATTATAGGCTATTATAGAGGCGGTTTACCGGCCAAAATAACTAAACGAGGTGAAGGTGAATTTATCGAAATGCCGCCTACTGCGGGGTGGCTTGATGTTCGTGTAGGTGTTGGTGTTTATCAATTCGATTATAAACGTGAGGAAAAGGATATCTATTCACGAACACGTTGGATGCTTTATAAGTCATTTGAGATCGAACTTGTAGATAAATATGGTAATTCTCTAGACTTAAAAGATCAAATACATACCGCTTGGATAGAAAGAGATGCAGAAGAGGAATATGAGGTAGAAACACATATAGGAACAATGAAAAAAGCATCTCCTGCCGCTCGCGGTATTATATTTCGTGCCTCATCTAATGATATGGTTGAAAAACTTTACCGAAATGGATATACGGCAGGATTGGAACAGCTAGCAATAGGTACTATCTATTCTCAATTTGGGAATCGCAAAAATCAGTTTTCCGGAACGGTCAAATTATTACCCGAATTTACAATCTGCTCAGAAAATAATACGCCAGGTAAATACATGCTTACGTCTGAGTTGCAAAATTTAAGTGCGGCCACTTCTGAGATAAATATGGTAGAAATAGAAGCTGACAATTATGAAGGCGTAGAGTTCACTAATTAGAATGGCTAAAAAGTACACATATAAGGTTAGAGAGGTTTCTGCTACCCCAAGAATAGGAAGGGTATTGGAAGGTGCAGCGAATGCCATTCGAGGAAATAACACAATTATTTCCTCGGGGACAAATAGTGGTGTTACAAACCATAGTGAACTGAGCGGAATTATTTCGACTTCTGATGAATATTCTGAATTTGCCCGGGATATCCACTTGACAGCGACTGACGCTGACGCATTAAAAAAACTTTCAACTCTTGAAATAATTGAGTCAACGAATACCGAAACTGTACCTAGCGACAAGAACCTTTATACTGCTCTCCGGGCGAAAAATGAGGACGAAAAACGCCTCAGGAAGGACATTGAAGATTTTGCCCTGGAATTGATCAACTTTTTGAAAGGGACAAAATTCGGAGAGTTCATCCCTGGTATCCTAACCGGTAAAGGAGGTATGATTGACGCTTTCGGAAACGGAGAGTTGGAGTCATTGATTATACGTAGATTTTTGGAAGTACCTGAGATTCGATTTAACCGGGCCGAAGTGTTTACAGGTATCAAGTGGAACGCTCCCGGTGGTGGAATTATTGAGTCTGTCGATGTCAAAAATCGGATTGCCAAATTAAAACTTGAAAACGGGGAGGTCGGGGCAGTTTCCGTCGGAGATATCTGTATGGGTATATTTCACTCTCTTATTGCTTCTGAAAATGCGACAGAGGACAAAGACGACAGCAAAGGCGTTTTCACTTTTGCTGGCTTTTTTACGGCTTATTTCACTGTGACAGAAATACTGGATAAAGGGAACAAGACATTTAGATATCAGCTTCGCCCTTCTTCTGCTAGTTATCCTCACGAGTTCCATCCAGTCGAAGCGATGCACTTCGTTGCCTATGGAAACTTTACAAATAAAGACCGTCAGACATCAAACTACTCAACCCGGACTTATACCCGCTATCTATATCATGTTGATGGCTGGGAGTTCGAAAAACGTCAGATTGCCGCTCAATTTGGTGACCTCACAAATCTTTCGATACATGGGTATAATATGACCGGTTATTCCATTTTCCTAAATAACATTTACATGACCGGCACTATCAACCAGATGTCTGCTGACGGAACGTCTGTTGAGAGAGTACCCTTCTTTAAAGGGAATTGGGTTAAGGGGAAATATGCCTACTACGATAATGTGACACATAACGGATCATCTTGGTTATGTGTCAATCCGGATGGGACAACATCGGAACCGACCGATGCTAATCCGGACTGGTTTAAGCGCGTATCAAAAGGGGAAGACGGTAAAGACGGAACAAGTGCCGAGGCGGTCGGTGAGTGGGATCGTGCCCGTGAATATGAAAAAAGCAATATCGTTCGAAGTGATGGAGCATCTTATATTGCTAATAGGGGCAACATAGGAGTAAAACCAGTAAAGAATCCTGGAGGGTATTTGACCTCTGGAGGAAAATACTTAACCACCGGAGGCAAACGGTTATATACCGGCGATCCAAATCATCCCTGGCAATTAATATCCGAAGATGGAGAACCGGGTGCACAGGGTGTCCCAGGTGAAAAAGGAGATGACGGGATACAGTATTATACCTGGTTAAAATTTGCTGATGATGACAAAGGTAACGGTATGTCTGAACTACCGGCTGGGAAAAAGTACATAGGACTTGCTATTAATAAACTTAGTCCTATCGAATCCAGTGATCCAACAGAATATACTTGGGCTTTAATCGTTGGAGAAGGAATACCGGGAAAACCGGGAGATGATGGAAAAACTTACTACACATGGATTCGATATGCAGATGATGACCAAGGTAACGGAATGAGTAATAGTCCTGATGGAAAAGCGTATATCGGGCTAGCGTATAATAAAGAAACTATCAAGGAATCAGACAATCCAGCTGATTACATATGGAGTAAAGTTAAAGGTGATCCGGGTGAAGCCGGATTGAACTATATAACAGAACCTTATAGTCCATATAGAGAATATCAGCAACGTGATCTCCTATCTTTTGCAGGAGGTAAGATATTTTGCAAAAAGAAAAATACAGGGCAAACGCCTGTACCATTCTTGACCACAGGAGGTAAATATCTAAAGACCGGTGGTAGCTATCTATTATGCAAGCCTCTTACGCCTCAAACTATTAATTCGGAATACTGGGATATCTTTATTCCTCCGACGGTTGTCGAGCCGATCAAGCAAGAGTTTACAACTTATCATACAAGCGTAACCAAACCGCCCCGTCCGATTTTAACTGGAAATAGTTTAGGTTGGAGTCAAACAATTATGACTGGTGCCCGGTGGAAATCTACGAAGAAGGCGGTATCGGACGCTACCGGCAGCTGGAGTGATCCGGTACAGTATTCGGCAGAAGATGGTAAGCCAGGAACTGATGCTACAGCCTATTGGCTTGTATCTCCTATAACAAATATCACATTTAATACAGTCGGTACACCTACTCCGTCTGCCTTTACCGTGTTAGCCAAACAACAGACAGGTACCGGATCAGTACAAGCCTCTGATAAGTTTTATCTGGCTGCTAGAAAATCAATCACCGGAACATCTGCCTGGGAACAGCATGTCGCTCCCGTAAAAGCATCATCTGTAAACGTAACAGTTATTGCAGGAATCAAAGCTTATGCCATCAGATTGTATCAGAATCAAGCTGATGCAAAAGCCTGGAACAGTAACTACATGGATGAAGTCGGTGTCTCTGTGATTAAAGACGGACAAACCGGTGCTATGCCGCGAAATTGTGGTTACTACGACCAAAGTAAAGCTCCGTTTTTTTGGAATGAACAGTATCGAGATATCGTGCTGCATCCGTTTGGTAACATTTACTATATCTTTCAGGTTCGTAATTACAGTCCGGGACAAGGTGTTTCCGTGCCTCCCACGTCACAGAACGGTGACGCAAACTGGGAACCGGCGAACAAATTGGGCTTTGTTGCGATGGATACTGCTTTAATTGATGGCGCTGACATAGCGGGATTTTTGTTTAAAAACAAGCTTATGCAAAGCCGGGATGTTGATCCTAAAACAGGTAAACCATATCTTATAATGAATGGTAGAACTGGGGAGTTTTATGCCTATAAAGGGGAATTTTATGGATATCTTAAACTGCCATTTATAGATATAGAACAATCTGATGCAGTACAGACAAATGGAAAATATCTATTGAAAAACAATCTGAATATAAAATCTTATGGCAACAATATTATACTACCTACAGACAAAAGTTACGAAGGAAGTATTGTTTCCATTTGTGATAATCAATGGCCTCCTTATACAAAGAGTACGTATTCAACAATAGTTACTACACAAAACGGAGAGAAGATAAATACTGAAAGTTCTTCAGATATTCCACGAGAAGAGTTTTTTAAGGATTCGGTTGGTGTTTGTGGAGGTATAGTTCGATTTTCAGCGGTACTAGGCTACTCTTTAAAAGCTTCAGGTAGTTGCATTAGATGGATTTTACTGAAATAACTCAAAACTGGAAAGATTTGAAACAAAATAGAACTAACAACTAAAATTGAAATATTATGGCGAATGAAATTGATTTGAATGATCTAACGATCAAAACAGACAGTCTACCAGATAGCTGGAAGGTAATATTGATTGATCCAACAACAGGACTACCGGCCCGAAATATGACTGTGGCGCGGTTTATAGAGTTGCTGACAAGTAAAATGCCAGTAGCGACAGATAAAACTAACGGTCTGTTTAGTAATGAAAATTATAAACAACTGTCCTCATTAAAATACAAGTCAGGTACATCTTCTGATAATCAGTATATATTATTGATGAGAACAGCAGACTATCATTATAGTCAAGGGTGTGCCTTAATTTGGGCGGGTAATCTTTCTGCCTCTTTAATAGGCCCCGTATGTGCTGTAATAAAGAAAAATTCAGTACCGGTATTGACATCGCTAGGCATTAATCCAGGTTTGACAAGAGGATATTATTATAGAGTATATAATGATATGCTGGAATTATATGTTAAATCAGATACTAACATGGAAGTATCCATTACTCCACTAGGTTATTTTGGTGTTACATATCCCATGACTGTATCTAGCGATCCTGGTGGATTAACTGAATTAACAATACAAACAGGTCGATCGGTAGCAGTTAAACAAAATGCTTTAACCGATACAATTACAACCTCTCCAGTACTGGAGAGCAGGCAAGTTCGCTGCAACTTGCCTGCAGAAACATCTATATCAAATTTTTCTCGCGAACAATCAGTACAATCGGGTCAGGATGGTTCAATTCCAGTTAAATCTGAGTCAAACGAGAAACAGTACATCTGGTCAATCGACAAGATCGGAAAAGCTGTCCTGGAACTACAGGCAGAAAACAAGAGACTTAAACAAATCCTCAATATCTCTGACGATAGCGAGGTACAACAAATGTAACCTTCCGCGGGCGGGACCGCCCCGGTTAATTAATTAAATAAACATTATGGCAGATAATATAGATAAGGCATTAAATGGACTTGATTTAAAGACAGACTCTTTGCCCAATGATTGGTTGATAACTTTAATCAACCCGAAGACTGGAGCACCAGCACAAAATATGACGGTAGCTAGGTTTATCGAGTTGTTTACAAACAAGCAGCCTATCGTTTCGGAAAATAATAATGGACTTTTTTCGAGTACATTATTTAGAAGATTTAGCGGCATGGCTTATTATATCCCTCAAGGTGATGCAAATACAATATTAAATAATTTAGTTTTGTTGGGAGGGGTAAACCGTCCAAGTGATGATGATTTTCATTATATTATACAAATATTTTACTCAGGTATTTCTTCTACCTCAAATAGGGTACAGATTGCTTTAGGTTATAAAACCGGTCTTATACATACTCGTGTTTATATAAATAATACGTTTTCTGACTGGAAGAGATTTACTGCAGCAATTCCTAGCAATTATTCTTTGATTCCTAATGATCTGACTGAAACAATCGTAGAAGAAGTACCGGTATCAGCCGATACACCGATGACGCTAGAGGAAACCGGGCAACCGGTGCCCGTAACGCAGACCATCGAAAGATATGAGTATAGTATACCGAAAATGGCCGAAGCTATCCTTGAACTACAGAAACAAGTTGTCGGCATGAAAGCCTAATCATCTATATCTGCCATAACCTTTTCTAAATTTATTAATTAACCGGGCACGCGCCCACAACACGAAAAATTATGGCAGATAGCTCAAATTTAAATATAGATGTAGCTTTAAATGATTTGAAGATAAAAACGAACTCCTTACCAGATGATTGGTTGGTGTCGCTAATCAATCCGAAGAGCGGGGAACCAGCGGAGATTATGACCATAGTGAGATTTATTGAGTTACTAACTAGTAAAATACCTATCGCTACAAAAGATTCAAATGGATTAATGAGTAAAGATATTATACCTTATAATAATATTTTTGTTATAACACTTAAAGAAGGGGAAGAATATGATTTAGGGAAATATTATTACTGTAGGACATTTACTGTAACATTTCCGTATGAAGGAGCAACTTCCTTTTTTTTAATTGACTCTTATAAGAACTCTAAATTAATTTATGGCGGAGGTGTTTTCTCTGCAACATATGGAGAGTTAAATAAAATATCTCTAGGAAGAAAGGAAACATCTGGTAATGTTTTCGTTTGCAATAAATTATCAAAAACTATAACAATTGGAATAGTATAAGATATGGATAAAAATACAGAAAAACGATACTATCTCAACCGAGATAGACAGAAGCTTATTGAATCCTTACAAGCGTCTGACTATAAGATTATCAAAGCGACTGAATATGCAGCTTTAGGATTAGAATGTGAATATGATCTTAATACCCTACATCAGGAACGACAATCTATCCGAGATCAGATCAACCAATTGGAGTTGGAGATTGCCGAACTGGAATAGTTCAGATCGCATAAGATATGAAACAAAACTCCGCCTCCGAACTTCGCAGCAGGGAGGCGGATACCTTAGTTTCTTTTTTCGAAACTGTGTTTACCTATTAACAAAGGTAGAATATTAATTTGAAAAACAAAGTATATGGATGAGAGGAATGTAATAAATGGAGTGGGTGCAGTCGTGTTGAGTGAGTTTGTTGACTTCCTCTATCCGCTACGATTCTTTTTACTGGCTGCCGTGGTATTAGTCTTAGTCGATCTACGGTTCGGCATTGAGGCCGCTAAATTTAGAAAAGAGAAGATCCGGAAGTCTCGGGCCGGTCGAAGGACAATTAATAAGATGGTGGACTATCTATGTTGGATATTGCTTGCTGGTGCTTTAGACAAAGCGTTTGGGATACCGTTTGATATACCCTTGTTACCGGCATTGGTTTTGCTCGCGGTCTATGGCTTTGAAATAAACTCCTGTTACGGAAACTATTTTGAGGCTCACGGGAAGAAGGTTAAAGTAAATGTGTTTAAACTGTTCGCGAAAAAAGCGGACATAATAGAGATAGAGGAGAAGAAAGATGAAAAAGAATGAATTAGCTAGGGGGCTGAGAAATAACAATCCCGGCAACATCAGAAAGAATAGCGATGTATTTCAAGGCGAAGTAAACCCGAGTAGAGACAAGGATTTTAAGCAATTCAAAAGCATGGCTCACGGCTATCGAGCGATGTTTAAAATCCTGTCGAACTATTACCGGAAATATAGTTTAACCACGATCAGAAAGATGATCGGACGCTGGGCACCGGAAAACGAAAACAATACGAGCGCTTATGTGTCGCTAGTGAGTAGCTATTCCGGGATCGGACCCGACGATCCCCTGAGCTTCGATCGTGAGCAGATGATCCGGATCGTGGCCGGGATGAGTCGTGTCGAGAATGGGAGAGAGGCTGATATGTCAGACGTAATCGCGGGGTGGAATCTGCTATGAGAGTCCTATTATATATATGTATTGCCTTTTGGCTGGTAGGCTGTACGAAAATGGTCTATGTACCTGTCGAAAAAGTTAGAACGGAAATAGAGTACCGTGATCGACTGCAACGTGATAGTATTCATGTTCATGATAGTATTAACGTTTATCAAAAAGGAGATACGGTATTCCGGGATAGATGGCATACAGAATATAAAGATCGCTTGTTACGTGATACTATCAATATTTATAAAACGGATAGTGTTCAGGTGCCATATCCAGTCGATAAGATTGTCGAGGTGAACCGGCTTCGATGGTATCAGGAGACGTTAATGTGGATCGGGGTAGGGGCGTTGGTAATTCTGATGCTCTGGCTAGTCCGTCGAAAGAAATAGCTTTTTGTTTGATATTAATACTAGTGTGTGCCGCTCTGCCTGTGATAGGTGGGGCGGCTTGGCTTTTCAAGATGAAAACTATTACTTAAAATGGCTTATTGTATAGCAAGTTTAATTTGTAAATGGCTGATTGTTAAAGAGATATTTTTACACAAATGTTATAAAAAAGATGCTTTTTATTGTTTTATTTGTGTAAATTTGATCCGATAGAATGTGCGCACATTAAGTTTTTATTAACATTTTGAATGATATTAGTATGAAAAAGTGTTTTTTGTAAATATCTTTGTTTATGGAATACCAGGAAAGATGGTGTTGAGTGGTTCAGTTAATAATCTCAAGAATTGTAGTACGGATATAAAAGTGCTTTGTATCTAACAAAAAAAATCTTGATGAATTGAAATTCTATACATTAATACAAATTTTCCTTAAATATTAAAATTATGAATGTATATCTTGTTTTATCTATAGTAGTTATAGTTGTTGTATTTTCCTATAAAATGTGTTTTTATAAAAAAGGGAAAAAAATATGGACAATATTGGAAGAAATGATAACGGTATGTTCTATGACATTTCTTGGCGTAATTTTAGCTATTTATTTTAATCAAATTGAGGTTTCTAAAACTGAAAAAAATAATGTGATTAAATATATAGAGGCTTCTGAGAAAAGTATAACTGATGCATATAATGACGTATCAGGATTCAGTAATGATATTTCAAAAGATTCTGATACTATTGTGTATCAAAAGGATAGATTTGCAAAAAGGACTCTTGGTTATCCAACTGCATTTGATATTAGCTTTAATAATGATTTATTACTAAGAATAATATCAGCTCCTTCTGTATCGAGTTTTTCATCATCATATGAAAGGATTAAGTTTATGCAACAGTGTGTTCGTGAATATGAAGGCCCTTCAATTGGTATGAAAAATACTTTGGCTGCTTATATGTACGTTTTAAATGAATGTAAAAATCATTTATACAATGAGCTATTATATCAATTTGGTGTTATTGATGAACAAGACTTAGAATCAAAAAATATATGTGAATCATTTCCCGATTTGTTAAACGATAAAAATTGGAAAGATTTGTATGGAAGAATAATGGATAAAGTTAAACGATCAGAATTTTACCAGCAAAGACTGCAAAATGAAAAAAAATAGAGTCTTGTTTCAATAAATAATCAGAGTTATCTGCTGAACAACATTCAATCCGGTGAACACCGGATCACAACAACTCGTATATTTACAAACGAAAAACGTAAATTTTTTCATAGTTAAGGTTGAGCGCCTGGACAAGTGATTGCCCGGACGCTCTTTTTACGTTCATGTCCTTTGGTTTGTCGTTTACAAACAAATCTTGTCGTTTAGTAAATAAATTAGCCTGTCTTTTTCTTATTAGCTATCTTTATCCATCACTTTAAATGTATGGAGTATGGCTGAATATAATAGGGAGCGAAGGGGGCAGCAGAGCAGGGCGATTGCTAATAGGGAGACTGGAAATAGGCAATTGAAGGAATTTATAGATAATAGAACTCAAAAAAGGACATTCGAAGTAATACAGCTAAAAGACAAATATATTCCGAATGCAAGTAAATGCCCACATCTACATATTAGTGGATATTATCTGGGATATACGCATACCCATAATGCTGGCGGAAGCGTAAACACTATTATAAGACGTGATCAAGGAAGTGTTGTCTCAGGCTGGCTAGATGCTGTTGAGAGAGATAAAGAACGGACGCATCCACGCGGTTATAATGCTGAACAAGTAGGGGCTCATCAGACGATTTTAACATGGATAGAAAATAATGAAGAAGACGTGTGGAGCCAAAGGTTTAAACTGGATCAGTAAGTCATTTAGATATAAGGATTAACCTTTACGGATACAGTTTTTATACAGAGAAAAAATTAATTTGTGAAAAAGATGAACTAGTAAAGATAACCTTCATTAGTTCATCTTTAAAAATTTAAAATAGTATTTTAAAGAGGTTATCAATAACTATTTCCTCCACATACAGGGCAAGGAGTATGATAATGACCTTCAGGTACCTCTTTGTTACATTTACTACACCATTTTGTTCCACCTACATATGAGGCTGTTGACTCAATAATTTCACCAGTTCCACCACATCTACTACATGAAGATTTACTACTAGAAGATCCAGAGGAATTGCCTGGAGAAGAAAATATGGATTGTGATTGCGTCGAAATGATAGCATTCATTACTCTTTGTTTAACAATCTTTTCAGCTTGGCTATTTCCTTTTTCCCATGATAATTGATATGCCATTAGTCCTAGGTCCCGCACTTTTGCCTGTGTGCTCAAGAAAGAAAAAACTTTAGGAGACATACTATATTGCATCATTAATTTTGTATATATAATATCTAATTCATCCAATAACTTTCCGCATTCAAATAACTCATCTGCAGTAAATGTTGTATTCTCCACAAGATACATTTTGAGTATGTCTACTGCTCTGTCATACATATCATTCTTTATTCGTTTTTTAACTATAGAAATAACTTTTGGACCATCATATGTAGATTTATCTTCTGTATACATGAAACTTATATCATATTCTTCTTCGCTCTCACGAAGTGATTTTTTACTTGCATCCGACAATTCTCTTAATTCTTTTTTTAACCTGTCCAGCTCTGCTTGTGTCACTTCTCTTTCTTCCTCTGGAAGAGAAGTTGCGTCATTCTCACCCGTTACAGATGAAGTTTGTTTTTTGCTTTCGCGTACTTCATTATTCGTTGTAGATATTATCTGCGACTTAAGTAAACTTGAAACAACATAAGTTGGTTTCACCATATTATGATATCCACCAAGTGAACTTAATGAGAGATATACATTTTCTATATCTGGTGAATATTTTGCTGCCACTTTATTACCTATAATGAGAAGTTCATGCTCTCCACAATATAAAAGTTCACTACCGTCAAACCCATAGATTCCATACTTGTCCCCTATTGCAACGACGAAATAGCCATCTTGTGCATAAAATATACTAGTAAATCTAGATGGTTCAATCAGGACTTTTCCGTTATCATCACAAATCCCGCATTTACCATTAACTTGGAAATAATAAAAACATTCTAGTTTAAATCCGTATTTATTTTCATATGCAATATATTGTATATCAGGATACCTTTGTTTGAGCTTTTTAACAATTTCACTGTTTTGTTTTTGGGGAAACTCCAACAAATTAGAACTTTCATGTGTAGTTTTTCCCATATTATGATATCCATCAAATGCGGCTAAAGGTATATACGTATTTTTATGAGGCATATTTTCTATTTGTATGTGATTACCAATTATCCGAAGCCTTCTTTCCCCACAGTATAAAAGTTCTTTACCATTAAAACCACAAATTCCATATCTACCATTTTGACCAACCACAAAATAACCATCTTGTACATAGAATATACTGGTATAATTGGATGGTTTAATAAAAATTTTACCTTTACTATCGATCATACCACAATGATTATTAACTTGTACATAATAGAATCCACCTATCTCATCTTCGTATTTATTCTCGTACGTAATTTGATCAAGACTGATGTTATACTTTTGTCTGATTCCTTCTTTTAAAGCTTCATTTTCTTGTGCATGAATGATTGAACAATGCATTGTAAATACAAAAAATATAAGAAATAACAGATGTTTCATACCCCACTATACTTTAAAATAAATATTGTATTCACAAAAGTATATTATTATTTACGAAAACTGTTTTTTTTGTTCAAAAATACGATAAACCTGTTGAATAACATTCAATCTGTAGATCCGTTTATTAAATAAACAGATACATTTCCAAACGAAAAACGTAATTTTTTTCATAGTTAAGGTTGAGCGCTTGGACAAGTGATTGCCCGGACACTCTTTTTTTATGTGCAAATGTTAAATATGACTATGTAGGAAATATTTCTATCGACGTATTTTGTGGTGATAGAAATATTTCCTACATTTGTGATGTAATCAAAAGCGATATTTGAAATTATGAAGTACAGAGAATTTCACAGAACCATAGTTCGGCAAGGTTGGATTGAGGTTCGTAAAAGTGGAAGTCATGTAATCTACGAAAAGAATGGAAAAAGGTATCCAGTACCTTTTCACGGTTCTAAAGAGATTCCCGAAGGACTTCGGCTTAAGATTGAAAAGGAGATGGGGCTTTAA